CAACAATGTATGAAGCGTCCAGATCGGGTTGTACCAACCTTCTATTCCCCCTTTTTGCCCCTTGCTGATGTAAGTTGTATCCACATAACTTCTGGCATAAAACAGATTGAGCTCTCCAAACAATAAGGATAATTTGCTCCATCCAAGCTCACCGTAACATAATCCAACACTCTCTAATAGATCAGCAGTATTATCCCATTGCATCGATTGATTGTGACCTTCTATGTCTGCTAACACAGCATACTTTTCTTCGTCCAGTAGTGATTGTGCCATCCAATGGAGCTTAAGCTTGCGACTCTTATCGGAGATTGTCATGAGATTCCCATCGAAGTAATTCAGTACATGCTCTGCCATTCTCATCTTCTTAGAAACACTCTGTTTCCCACGCGTGGTAAACATTCCAAACAGTCGACCCTCTACCTTCTGTTCTCTCTCTTTCTCTTTGAGGATTGTAGTGAAATCACTATGGTAATCTTCAGATCCTTGTTGAATAACTCTCACTTCACTTGTGGCCACATTCTTCAATTGGAAATCAAGGACCTCCAAATATTCCAGCTTTTTCATCCTCATAATTGCTTCCAATTCTTTCTCAGTATTTCCGCATGAGTAATCACCCTTGACTGTAGCAGATCTCTTGTCTTTGGCCTGTTCAATCGGGTCTCCAAGCAATTTTGACTCCTCACAGTCATAGGGACGAAGGTCATACCACCACATTAATGGCCTAGTATGCCGAGAGACTTCTCGAGAATGCCTGATATCTTGATGCAATACTTCAAGCTTCCCCATTACTGCTGCATAGTCAGTTGGCTTCATCCCATTGATAATGTCTGAGTCCCTAACTAGTGATTCTTCCTTCAGGATCTCTGGCAACCTCTTGTGCTTCCGGTAGTACTTGCTGATGTACTCTCGATTGAAGATTGCCCTCATTTGCTCAATAGCATGTGATTCTACCTTCCTCATAGTATGTGTCCTAGCGACAAACTTCTTGACACCTCTAATCTCATCAATCAATGCATAAAAGCACAACTTATGCAATGATGATGCCTCTAAGAGCCGAATCGGACTTAATTCCCTGATTGCCAGGCTCAATCGTAAGAGGCAGCTATTTCCAGACTTAGCTTTGTCGACAATAGTCTTGGATGGTACCTTCTCGTATAGTAGTTCGAAGACTTCTTTCAAAGCACATCCTACGCCAGTAATGCGAATATCATCCTTTATCATTCCATTGATTGTGTCGAGGTAAGAGCCCATACTACACCGAG